TATAAAAAAATATATTAATTATATATAACATGTCTGAATTAAATAATGCATTGCAAGAATTAAATAATACAATTTCTGGAATTACTAACAAAGTAAATGAACAAAAGGCAAGAATTAATGATTATAAAACCAGATTATTGGCAAAATTAGCTGAACTTGTTACACAAATTGGTCAATTAAAAGACAATCCAGAATTACAGCGTATTCCTCAGTTAAAACAACAATTACAACAATTACCACAATTAAGACAACAAATACAAGATGCAACTGCTGAATTAACAAAAGCAAAAGAAACTATTCAAGGGTTAAATACTCAAGTTCAAACTTTGCAACAAGATATTAATGATAAAACAAGACAAATTGAACAACTGGAACGAACTGGAAGCGATAAAGATAATCAAATAAATGGATTAACTAATCAAGTCAACCAATTAAGAAATGAAAAAACTACAGCTGAAAACGATTTAAGAGCTAAAAATCAAGAAATTAATGAGTTGGTTATGCGGGTTGCTCAAATAAACACTTCATTGGTTTCTCAAATAGAAATAATAAATCAAATAACGGAGGAATTAGGGGATTTAAATAGCGGAGACATTGGTCAACAATTTGGTCTTATTACTGATAATATACAGGCCATTGTAAATATGATTAATAATCCTGGGACACAAGGACAAGGACAAGTACGTGGTGGAAAAAAAAATAAAACAATGAAAAAACGTAAGCTAATGAAAGGTGGCTATGTTTGGACAACAGATAAAACATTAGAAAATTCTAGTTCGGTTGTTAGCTCAACGAGTTCTAAATCTAAAAGTAAATCAAAATCAAAATCACATAAAAGTTATAGAAAACCCAAATAATTACTTAAGGTCGCTTAAAATGCCTTTTATTGACGGTATAATATTTTTATTATTTTTGTGCTCATGAAATACTTTTTTCCATTTTTTTTGAATGATTCGTAACCAAAATGTTTTTAAAATAGCAACTGATTCATGTGTTGGCAAAATAATATATTCCCCAATTTCAGGTTTAATATAATTAGGTTTTGAAATAATATTATTATAATTTCGTATTGTAGGATGTATTCCAAAATATTGTGGATTAAAATTTGTTTTATTTGAATACATATTTCTTAAGAAATCCATTTCAGTATTTAAATTACATAATATATTTGATTCTCCATCATCTGAATCATCATCCGTATTATATTCTTCATATTCTTCCAAATGACATAATGAAATGCCTGTCGTTGGTTCAAATCTATCATATACTAGATAATGACTTTCAATATGTGGGTCGCTATTATCATCTTTTCCGTGTCTTCCTGGATGATGTAGCTCACATAACATTAGGTAATATTTTTTTTGGAAGGCTGACGCATTGTTTTGCATTGTAGTTAATAATGTAAAACAATAAATATAAAAATTAATCAATTTTTTTTAAAGAATATATATATATAATATGAATCTTGCAAATGAGGCATCCAAATTATTAACAAATAAATACTTTTTGTATTTTATGGTATTTTTAGCGGCGTCAAATATATTAGGTTATTTAGTTACTAACAAACGAAATGCCGTTATATTTTTTGCATTAGTAAGTTTATTGACATATCAATTTAGTAAAAATATGGCAGTTGTTTTGTTAGTTGCTATTATTGCTACTAATTTTTTAATGGCAAATAAGCATATGAGAGAAGGTTTAGAGAATCAAACAACATCTCAAGCATTAAATAACATAGATGATAAAGATCCTGAAATTGCAAATGCGATTCCAGCTGTAAAAGAATCAAAAACGAATGTTCAAGTTAAGGATAAATTAAATGCGTCTCCAGCAAATGTTAATACAACCAGTATAGTAGATGTAAATAATCCTGATAAAAATCAATCAAGTGGGGATGATGGTGTGGCAGGATTTGGAGAAAAAATGGGAGGTAAAAAGGGTGCAAAATCAGAATCGGCTGGTCCTAGAATCGACTATGCAGCAACCATTGAAGAATCGTATGCTAATTTAGATAACTTATTAGGTAGTGAATCGATTCAAAAATTAACAACTGATACGCAACAATTAATGAAACAACAACAAAATTTGTTTGATACTATGCAAAATATGGTTCCTGTGTTACAAGGAGCACAAAATATGTTAAAGAATTTTGATGTAAATGGATTAACAAGTTCGTTAAAAAATATTGGTGGAATAGCTAATATGCCACTGCCACAAACTAACAAAAAGTAAATAATATTAATATGTTTATATAATATATTAATGAAAAAGTGTCCACCGGGAGTTATTTGTGTAGAAAACATTACATTATTATTGTTATTTATAATTTTGTTAGTTCTTGGAGTTTTTATTTATATGAATGCCTCAACTAACAAAAATATTATAGTAAACGATAATATTAGTTTAAATGAATCTGGAAAACAAATATCTAGTTTGGGTTTACCTAGTTGGGGTTTACCTAGTTGGCCTTATAATAATTTACCAGAAAAAGATGTATTAATGAATCCATATGCTGCACCTTATAAAGACGAACGTTATTTTGTTCCTGAATTAACATATACTCCCCCTGGAACTGTACCGATTAATATATCTACAAATATAGGAGCAGTTGATACTACATACAGACAAATGGGGATAATTACTCCATTAAATGGTACAACAACTAACAATATTTTGCCTTTAATGGGTAGGCCGTTATTTACAAATAGAAACAAATGGCAATATTATACTATATCAAATCAACATAATAATGTGAAATTGCCAATTTCATTTAAAGGTAAAAGTGCGTTAAATGATTATGGTATAGATCAAATATTTGATGCTGACACTATTTATGTAGAAGGTTATAATGAGCCATTTAGAGTTACAATTTATGAAAATGATACGATTAAATATTTGCCGTTTGTTTAGTATAATTAAATAATAATCCGTTTATAATTGAATAATAATCCGTTTATAATTGAATAATAATCCGTTTATCTAAATATATTATTTAATATTTTCTTAAGGTAACATTCATTAAATTGAATTGTTTTTTATTTCTAGAAGTATTATTGTGATTTATACACTTTGTTGTTTTTTTATATTTTTTTCTTGTTTGATTGCCTTTTTTAGTTATAATCTTTTGCAAACGAGCTTTAGTTAATTTCATATTATATACCTTTAAAATCTTTTTCTATACTTTTTTTAAAAGTATAATATAATGAGTTGTCCAAATGCTACTGCTCCTATAGATATTAGTATGTCAAAAATATTAGGAAATTGTGATTTAAAATGTTCTTATAGTTTTCATTACAGCAATAGTTCTTGTGTAGCAACTAACAGAGGTGATTATATTTCTATTTCTTATGATAAAACTTCTTCTCCACCTGTTTTATATAATACTTTAGGTTTCGATGTAAAAGAAATACGTTTATATACTCCATCATTACATTCATATAATGATTCTAAAACAGATGGCGAATTAATCATTGTTCATAATTCAAATACAGGAGCTAAACCTTTGTTAGTTTGTATACCAATTAAAAGCAATAATACTTCGAGTATTAGTGCTATATTTTTTAATACATTAATAGATACAGTCGCATCTAACGCTCCTTCAGATGGAGAATCTACTACAGTAAATATACCAAAATTTAATTTAGATTTGTTAGTTCCTAAAAAACCATTCTTCTCTTATTTAGCTACAGAACCATATCAACCCTGTTCCGAAGAAGTAGAATATGTTGTATATAGTCCTTTGGAAAGTTCTTTAGATATAATGCCAGACACATTTAGCAAATTACAAACAATTATAAAAAGTAACCCTTATGATATAAAAACTGGTTCAAACTTATTTTATAATGATAAAGGACCTTCAAATGGAGGTGCCGGAACAGGAGACATTTACATAGATTGTCAGCCAGTAGGAATGTCAGAAGATACAACTGAAATAGTAACTGATATGGGCGCTTCATTTTCATTTAAGGATTGGTTAAAAAATCCAATAGTTCAATTAGTATTGGGGTCACTTATATTTATTATTTTATTGTATATTGTAAAATATGTATTAGGTTTAATTAAACCGACAAAAGGTGGAGCAATAATAAATAATATGAAAGGTGGATTTAGAGGCATAAAATAAATTTTTTATATACAAATAGAGCAAACCCAAAGTCGCCTAAATTAAAATTTATATACTGGTCATAAAGAAACAGTCACGGTAGACAGAAATTTGAATACATGAAAATTCATGTTATATTATTTATAATATGAATGAACTAACAAGGCTTCTTTAAGTTATTTTAGAAATAATATTTTTTTTAATTTAATGGCGATGCATCATGTGTATCGTCTAATGTTGGTCTAAACGGAGCCTTAACATATTCTGTGTTAAATTTTTGTGTTGTCATATTTTTAACAACTTCTTGTTCCAATGTATATGGAAATTGATGAGCTGGAGTAAATGGACTCCATTTTTTAGCCTCTGTTGGGTAATATTCTTCTAAACCAGCCATTCCTGTTTTAATAGATGCTGATTTAATTAAGTGATAAGCAACTAACAATGATAATACGCCCAAAATTGGATTAGAGTATGAAAACAACATTAATGCTACAATAACCACTAATATTTTACCAATAGTTGAATCAATCATTGTTGCTACACTTTCGGGAATATGATAACCCATTATTAAATATATTGCAAACAATACTATTAATACTAATTGTGGCATATTTTTCTTTTCAAACAAAACACTAAAATAATCCATCTTATATATTATACTTTTAAAAAAACTATTACAAACTTATATTATATTTATGGAAACGGTCTAAAAATAATATTCTAAATAATGTTAGTTTGCATGATATCACCAAGTATTGCATGGTCACAAACATTAAATACATATTTGGGGAACAAGGGGTATACTATACTAAAATCAGAATTATCAATAAAACAACAACTCCAAATAAAAGAACTATTGATGGTTAAACCATTTGTCCCCGGCGCGCCGGTTCAAACACAAAAAACATTTCCCGTTTATAGAGAATCCGATAAGAAATTATATGTTCCTAGGTATTTCGGTTATGAACTCTTTGGACCGGCGAAAACAATTAAAATCACTGAAGGTGATGACATTGATTTGACATTTCATGGAACTTTACGTGATTATCAGGTACCTATTACACAAACATATTTAAATCATGTTAAAGACGGTGGGGGTGGATTATTAGAACTTTATTGTGGAGCAGGAAAAACCGATACTACAATATCCATTATTGGCGATATTAAAAAAAAAACAATCATTATTGTTCATAAAGAATTTTTAATGAATCAATGGATTGAACGTATTCATAAATATTATCCAACTGCTAGAATTGGTAAAATTCAAGGACAAATCATTGATATTGACGATAAAGATATTGTTATTGCTATGTTACAAAGCTTATCAATGAAAGATTATCCAAGCACTTTATTTGATAGTTTTGGGTTTACTATTATCGATGAAGTACATCATATTTCTTCTGAAGTATTCTCATGTGCTTTATTTAAACTTGTAACTAAATATACGTTGGGATTAAGTGCCACCATGAATCGCAAAGATGGAACCACTAATGTATTTAAAATGTTTTTAGGAGAAGTTGTTTACAAACTAGAAAGAAGTAAAGATGAAACTGTCATTGTCAGAGGTATCACATTTCAATCAAAAGATGAAGAATTTAATGAACTTGAATTAGATTTTAGAGGACAAATTGCTTCATCTAAAATGCTTAGCAAAATTTGTAATTATAACTATAGGACTGAATTTATACTTAAAGTTTTAAGAGATATGATTACTGAAAATCCTAAACAACAAATTATGATGATATCATCATATAAACATATTTTACATTATATTTATGACGCAATTAGTCATCATAATATTTGTACTGTAGGATATTATATTGGAGGAATGAAAGAATCGGCATTAAAAGAAAGTGAAATCAAACAAGTGGTATTAGCAACTTATAGTATGGCGGCAGAGGGGTTAGACATTAAGACATTAACTACATTATTTATGATAACACCTATGACAAATATTGAACAATCGGTTGGAAGAATTTTGCGCCAAAAACATGAATTTGCCCCTATTGTTGTAGATATAATTGATACACACGATAATTTTCAAAGACAATGGACAAAACGTAAAAGTTTTTTTAAGAAACAAAATTATAAAATTATTCAAACATCTAGTTCAACATATGAACCAGATACATCAAAATGGTGCGTAGTATATGAACCAACACAGTGTAAACCAGATAAACCTAAAGAAACAAAGAAAGTGTCATATAAATCAAGCAGACGTAGTTCACCCAATAAAAGTGCAGCAGAAGATTCTGACACAGAGATTGAAGAAATAGAAGAAACAATACAAACTAAAGGACAATGTCTATTAAAATTCAAAAAATAGCGTCTTAATTAGAATTTTTGGACATACCGCAAAAATCGTAAGAAAAAAGTTGGTGTAAATGGAAAAAATGGGTTTCTATATAAATAAAAATAAAAAGTCGGGATGTAGCAAATATATATATATATATATATATGAAACGAACTATGAAAAAACGTTCACGTTCAAAACCAAGCAGAAAAAAAATAAATAAAAGATATTCCAGAAGAAACAGATT